ACATAACCAGGGTGTCAATGATCTCTGTACTCTTACTTGGTGTCCATCCTAGTATCTTCTTAAGAACTGGGAGGTCATAGCCTATGAGGTTATGTCCTGTTAAAGACTTAGCTTTAGACATAATCTCTAGAGCATCTTCAAGACAATCATAAGGCTCATAGTTAGCAAAGACCTGACCAGCTAGTGCTCCTACTACTGTCATACCTATGCAGTGTACCTTGGTAACATCAGGTAGCAGTCCATCTGTTTCTATGTCAACTACTAGATCAAGATTCATTTCATTAACCTCTCGTTAAAGATTGTCCTTCTAGGTTCATGTTCTGCCTCTAACTTAGAAAGCCTCTTGTCCAGCTGATCTATCCTGTCCCACTGTGCTTCTACCGCACTCACTAAGTCTACCTGTGTCGGTATTATAGTAGAGGTTCCCCGCAAGTCCAGTAGATGCGCCCTTATATCTTGCTTTAAGAACTCTAATATTGGTCTCACCGTCCGATTGCTGGTCTCGTTCGAGTCCAATGACGAAATCGCTGAGTTGAGCAATGCTTCCTGACCCTCTAAGATCTGACAGAGTGACTTGTTTCCCATCTTCGTGTCCCTTTCCTTGTTGAGGTCTCTTAAGATGTGAGACTATGAACATACCTATGTTAAGTTCTTCTGCTAGACTACGGAGAGTAGTCATGATGTTGTCAATCATTCTTCTTTCGTCACCTCCTTCAATACCCGACACCATAATAGAGAGATGATCAAGTACAATCCAACCCACATTACAACTGCGAGCGAGGTATCTGATACGAGTAGATAAGAGATTAACATCCACGCTCCCCCAGTGATCGTAAAGATATAGACGATTGTCGGCAAATACCGATTCCCAAGTATCCCTAAGATATTTTTCATCTAAATCTTTCTCCAAGTGTAACATCTTGTTAGCGTGTATAGACATGAAGTCTAGTGCTGCTTGTCTAACACTTTCTTCAAGTGCGATATAACCAAGCGTCTCGCCCTTCGTGAGAAAGTACGAGGCAATCTCTTTGACAATAGTACTCTTCCCCGCACCAGTTCCTGCACAAAAAGTAACAAGTTCACCTCTTCTGGCTCCAAGAGTTTTTGCATTTAATCCCTCCCAAGGATAAAGATGTTCACTGTCACTCATGTCCGTATTAATAAGATCCCAAGTGTCCTCCCCTGCTATGATACCATCTGGTCTGAATACTCTTGCTCTCCAGATGGCATCTACTATAGCTGATCCTCCTTCCTCGATAAGTACGAGGTTGGCATCCTTCTTTGTGAGTCTAGCAATCTTGCAGCGTCCTGGCGGGAAGAGTTCTGCAGCTTCCGTAGCCGCCTTCTGACCAACGGCATCCATATCGAACATGAGGATAATCTCCTCAAATCCAAGGAGCCACTCAAGATCTTTACTAATTGACTTCTTAGCATTACCAGCCCCACTAGGTAGCGATACCGTAGGCCACTTCGAGTTTTGAGCTTCTGCCACACTGAGTGCATCTATTTCTCCTTCTGTTATTACTATCTTCTTACCAGTGGACCATAGGTGTTTACCCCATAGTCCACTGCAGTCACCCAAGGTTCTGAAGTCTTTGTTTTTTAGTCGTAACTTCTGACCCACAACCTGTCCGTCTTTGATAAAGGAGGCAATGTGACACCTTTCTCCTTGGTATTCCCCAATACTGTAGCCAGCTTTTTTGCAAGTCTCTGTTGAGATTTTTCTCTTCTCCAGAGACTCATAATTACCTCGTATGAGGTTATAAGATTCTCTTGAACTTTGTTTCTTCTTAGCTGTGTCTGAAGCAGCATGACTAGGATGACTATCACCGTGCTCATAATGCTTACAACCATGACAATAACCATGTCCATCATCATACCTCGATAAGTTATCCTTAGACCCACACTCTGGGCACGACTCCTGACCCATCCAAACACTGTCTGATCCAGTCTTCTGGAACCCATTTTGTTGCATACTGGAATCCATGTTTATCGCACCAATCTCCATATGTTGTCTTGCTCCCTTTATTTATTTTCTGCTTAGGGTTACTAAAGACAAACCGAATATCTAAATCGGGATGTTGCTTCTGAATTAATAGGTGCTTTGATCTATCTGCGGGGAGGAACCTACCTTTAGACTCTATATAGATCTTAATTGCTTGACCTTTTAATATAAAGTCTGGAGTGTAGGTTCTCTCCTTAGGGGTATAAGGGATACGTTCAGATTCAAAAGACCACCGTACTTTACTGGTGTTAAGCTGACATCCTATGTCACGCTCTAATCCTGAACGATATCCCTCTATCATACCTCTCCGTAACTGCGAACTAGAAATCTTCATCGTCTAAATCAGGACTAGACATATCGTCTAATACTTCTACCTTAGCTACTGGTTCTTCTTTCTTAGGTTTATCAATACAATCATCTCCCCAATCTAAGTTAGCATCCTTTGCAACATACTCAATAAGACCACCTTTAGCCATCCTAACTTTCTTAACTCTTAAAGATACGCCACCACCCATTGCGCTATATGCGAATGGTTCATAAGCAATCTTCATTTTGGAACCACCAGCAATCAAGGCATCCAACCTATTACCATCTTCATCTAGTAAGACAGGAGACTGGGTGAAAGGTTCACTCTTCTTAGGTTTAACAAGAGCTTTCAACTTAAACTTAACTAGGTAATTACCTGTAGCGTTACCCTGGTCATCTAACTCTGGCTTAATAGGATTGTTCTTACCACCATCCATCAGAGGCTTTACTACTGCATTGATAGGCTTGGTGTCTTCCTTACTAAGCTGTAGTGTAACTTGGTAGACACCATCAGCATCAAAGCGTGTATCAGGATTGTTCAACCACGGATACACTGCTGTTCCTACTGGGGTGACGTACATTTGATTTGCCATATTATAATTCTCCTTGGATGAATTTCTCTGCTCCCCCGAATTCGGGTATCTTCAATCTCTTGCATTCACTACGCATACTATCTGCTGCTCCCATCAGGTCAGACACTGACCGCCTACCGTGGAACTTATTGTTGTACATACAGTTGAACACTGCTGAGACTATAGCATACTTCTCAGCCTTACTAAAGCGTTCCAGTACTTCCATCATCTTAATCATTCCTTCGGATACTTTAACTACATCTGCATTTGCTGAAAAACTACTCACTTACTAACACCTCCTTAAGCCAGTTGGTTCATTAGAGCTGAGACCATTGCTTTATGTCCCTCAGCAATATCAACAATGTCATCTTCGTACCGATCAATTGTTGAATCCCTCCCTCTTATCATACGCTGTGCCTTAGTTACTACATCTTTCTTAGTCTTACATTCATCAAACATCTCATCATAAAACACATCACTTCTGTAATAGCTCATGTTGATCTCCTTGTTTGCGTGTCTCAATTAACTTAACCTTAGTATAACATTCTAAGCGGGGAAGTCAAGCTAAATTTGTTTACTTATCCAGGCTGGGGTTTTACGTTTAGTCCATGTTAATAAATTGGCCTTCTCATTAAGATAATAATCACGATACGATTGTACTGCATTGTTACTTTTATACTGGTCTGGCATAGCCTGAGCAAAAGGTGTCAAACCTGTATCTGGTATGTTGGGCATTGGTAATGTCTTAACCATGTCATAAGATTTATGGTTAACAGTTTTATTATACCGATACCTATACTCTGCATTCAGTCCCTCTGTAAGTTTAAATAACCACTTGTAATTTGCTAATGACTTTCTAGCCCATATAGTACATGGGTGATTTTTATGTGTCAGCTTGTAGCCTAGGTCATAACCAGATAACCTAACAACAGATGACATCATTTGTACTGACTCTAGGATCATTTTAATAACGTGTTTGTCGCAATGATACTCAGCACACTTTTCAATCTCAGTGTCTAGTACGAAAATATTCATTAGTATCCTTAGTACATTAGGTTTAATAGAGTTTCAATCGTTGCTACGTTACCCTGAGCCATCGTTACTGCTCTTTCTTCAGAGTCTTCTATCCGTTTATCTCTAGATACAATCATCTCTTTAGCTCGTTCTACTACCTCTGCTCTAGTCTTACACTCATCAAATAGTTCATCATACCACTCTTTAGAAGGCATCCAGCTCATATTTATCTCCTTTGTTTGTAGGTCTCAATTAACTTAACCTTAGTATAACATTCTAAGCCAGCAAGTCAACATTTAACTGAAAAAGAACTCACTGTCCAAGACTTCTTTAATATCCAACTCACCAAACTGTGGTAACTCTGGTAATTTAATATCCCTCTGTTCCTTTTTAAAGTTTAGTAATATGTCCCCTGTATATAGTT